TTAATTGTATTTGAACCAGTCAGTCTACCTCGAACATAAACACCTGCTTCTGGTCCTTCTAAACAGATGTGTCTCAGTCTATGGTTTTCCTTGTTAGGGTGCTTGATATCAAACCCTTTCCAAGACTGAACATTGATTGCTCCTTGAAATGTGGGTGCTGTAATCGTGCCACCAGCATCAATATCATTGGTAACATTTACATCATCAAAGTTTACCTTTACTTGAAGATATCTCTCACAAGCTTCTTCGGGATAGTCTTCATCACCCGTATGGGTTCTATGAATATAGTCAAAGTTAGGATGTTTAATTCCTTCAATAGGTTTATCGCAGTTTTTCTTACCTATTTCTTTTTCTTCAAACTCTGTAAACTCAGCCATTATTCACTCTCCTTTGTATCGTAGTGGTAACCAGAAACTGAATATTCATCATTGTTTCCAGGATAATCTGCAGGTGTTTCACCAGGATATTCTACAATAAGTCTTTCGCCATCCTTTCGTTCAGCAAAGATATGGTAGAAGCAGTCAATGGGCATATTACCTTTAGACTGTAGATATACTTTCTCATCATCCCATCGTTTGATGATAATGTCTTGATGTGCTCCAATAGCAGTTAGAGTAATACTCAAAGAACGTTCATCAACCAAACCTTTCCAATACTCTGGGAGTTCGATCTCAGTCTTACCTGTGAGTCTACCACGGATATAAACATCGTTTGAAGGACCTTCAGGGCACGTATGGCGCAGTCTCCAACCTTCTTTGGTGGGGTGCTTGATATCAAAGTTTTTCTTTGCAGATAAGATATGTCCACCACAACGGGACATCACCTCACCTTGAGCAACAATATCTTTACCAGCAGCAATACTTACTGATACGTCAAGGTTATCTAGAATAGCAGCATCTCCAATGACACCCAAGGAGTATGGGTTATTGAGACCAGTACAAAGACCACCAGGGATAGTAGGTGCTTCTGATTGGTTATTCTCGAGTGTGCCAACCATCAAGGTAGCCCAACGTGAAGGGAAGTCGCCATCCTTTCCAATCTGAACTGGACCTTGAAGATAAGCAGCACCTGTAATAGGTTTACCACTATTATCTACAATAGGTCTTGGTTTTGAAACCTCACTTGTCACATACAGTGGACCAGATACGTGTTCTGGTCCGTGGTTTACTGAACTCATAGTTTTAGATTAAGTTTGTAATTTTCTCCAAGTTACTTGTAAATGAAGTTGTTCCTAATAACTTATTACCAACTCCACTTAACTTTTCAAACGTACCAGCGTAACTTTTCATAATATTTAGTGCTGCTGTTTGCATAGTTCCATCTGTTACGATGTTAATTAACTCATCTGCAGTAACATCAACACGTCTTGAAATTAAGTTTACGCTCTCATTACCGTCAATAGTAACATTACCATTCTTATTATCGCCTCCTCTTGCAATAATGTCAATATTTTCCGCTTCCATTCGGATGCGTCCTTTTGTTTTGATAACAATATCACCGTTCTTGGCATCAAAATACATTGCGGGTTGACCCTTCTCAATGTCATCACCAGATACAACTTGATATCTACCTCTGCAACGATTACTCAACCACCTCTTTCGTGGTGCAGTCTGGTCAAATGTAATATACTCAAGTGCTTCTTGTCCTTGAAGAAGCAAAGATGACTTTACATCATCATCGTGAATGCTACCAAACTTGACAGCACCATCTTTGGTTTGTATTGTCTTTGCTTCATAGTTCTTTGATGCCATTATACTTTACCTACACAATCGATAACTTGGATAACTGTTGCTGTCTCTGGAATTTGTTCAATTTCTTCTGGGTCAACAGGTCTAAAGACAGGTACTAACTCTGCATTATATCCTGTATCAGACACAACCTCAATGACAGGGAAGTCATTAAATCCAATTCCTGGTTTGATAACCTTAACTTTAGAAACCTTATCTCCTTCAAAGACTGGTTCCAGAATGGCACCATTATCAGGAGTAACACGAATAGTATCACCAGGTTCATAACCAAAACCAGGATCTAATATTTCAATGTCATCAATTTCAAGTACGACAGAATATTCTGGTAGTGGAGGAGCAGTTGGAAGAACATCTGCTTCTGGTACAACGAAGTAGTTACCGTCATCATCAACGATGAAACCTTCATCTGGTTCTTTCCAAGTTACTCCATTACCACCTGTACTACCATCTGGTCCTGCGATATAACCAGTTCCAGGTGATGTTACTACAATATTACGAATAGTTCCATCACTATTTACATTTGCTCTTGCAGAAGCACCTCTTCCTCTTCCACATCCATCAGTGATACTTACATATGGTGGGTTGAAGTAGTTTGCTCCAGGGTTCTTAATGTCAAAGCCAAGAAGAGCATTTGAGTTTGGACTGATGATAGCATTTGCAATAGCACCAAAACCACTCTGACCAAAAATCTGCACTTCTGGTGGACCACAAAGTTGTGGATTAGTGGGACAAGGTGGTCCTGGTGTATCCGAAAGTGGTGGTTCTCCAAGTGTAAGTTTAGGAAGACCAAGTTGTAAACCATCTCCAGGAGTTGCCTCTCCTGCTTGGTTTATTTGATCATAACCTGGGCAGTCTTGTTTTTCATCACATTGGAAGAACTTAGCAATACCAGATATAATATCTAATAAGTTAAAAGCACTACCTAAGAAGTTAAGTCCCTTACCAGTAGCACCTTTAATAAATGCTATAACAGGTTCTAGTGCTTCAGTAATTCCAGAAACAATCTGGTCTAAAACTCCGTTGATTAGTTTGGTAACAATATCCTCTGCAGCACACATTGGAATATTGATAAACTTATTCGTGATATCATTCAATAATCCTTGGAATGTTTGCTGCAACCCATTAATAATTTTAGCAAATGCACAAGACAAACTACCAAGAGATTTTCTAAGTTTATTTTCTAACTTAGATATTTCTGTTGGAAAAAGGAATGGTGCAACTTCATTTATCTTCTTTCTAACTTCACGAAGAACCCATCCCCTAGCATTACCTAATAAAGTCTTTACATATTTTGATGCTTGGAATGCTGCATTATCAACATATGGAATAATAGTTCCAGCAAATGACTGGACATCACCAACAATTCCCTGTGCTTTTGATATTTCTTTTTTTACTCTTTCAATATCATTGACCATATTCTTCATGGTCAATTGAATACCTTTCATTTCAGCATTACGATCCTCGCATTTGCGAGTCGCATCTAAAGGAGTTTCAACTTCTTTGTCTTTTTGTTGATCAGTATCAGATTTGGTACGAATATGAGTTGTATCATTTCTATTATTAACAGTGCTACCACCTTCAATACGAGAGTGATCTCCAACTTTAGCATCAGGACCATAGGTATCATTAAACTGGTCATACCCAAAACGTTGAAGTTTAGGAACATCATTAAATGAGTTTCCTAAAATACCATCAATATATGGTTCTTGACCACCTGAACCGTCAAGAAAGAAACCAGTTACTATACTGCCTGCTGCTAAAGCAGGCGTTTCTGAGTATCCACCGTGACCAGATCCTGCAGTGATAGGATAGATAACATTTGCAATAGTTAGTTGTTCATCTGGGACTACTTCTTTCTCCCCAGTATGCCAAGCAAAAATTCTAACTTTATAGCGATATCCCCATCCTTTAATTTCACTTTCATTATCAAAGTTTTCAGGAACAATATTATCCTGCCAACTTTCACTAGAAACTATCCTTCCAACCCATCGTACAGGAATGGAAATAAAATCAGGATCAAATGCAGTGGACGTAGCTTCAGGCATTATCAGTCCTCATAGATTCTGCACTCGTCTGCTTCAGGGTTCTCATCACAATACATCTCAAATGCTGTTGGATCGTGGTCTTCATCTGGATGATTTGCTTGATACTGTTCCAGATGGTCCAGTTCGTCTGCTATATGACGACGCATCTGTGGAGACAAAGTTCCATTCTCCAGCAAATCTTTATCGTCATTAATATGTTGTTGAATTGATTTTTCTGACATAGTTCGTTATGCGTTGGACTTTCTACCATACGAATCTCGGATGAGATTCAATGACGTAAGAGTGTCGGTTGGTGTAATACGATGACAGACATCTGCTATCATATATATGCCGCTCATTTTCTTACTCGATTGCTGATTTGGTTTAGTTGAGAGTTCTGGGAAGTCACAATGTATCAAATCACCTGCTCGAAGTGAGAAGTCACCCACAAGCATTACATGAACTTGAATGGTTCCAAGCTGATTGTAACGCATGTTTGCTTGATTAGTAATACTTTGACGCTCTAGGTTTATTTCCTTTGAGTGTTCTAATTGCTTTTCAAGATTTGTTCCAGAAGGGAGACCACCGACATCAGATGCATTATAGGTGATTCTAGATGGTTTGTCTGTAAATTCTTTATTTACAAACTCAAACTCATTACCTGCAGGTCTAATACCTTGCTCCTGTTCTAGATAATCAAATGGTTTCAGTTCGTACTTACTCCTATAGAAATCAATCTGCTTGTGTTCAGTATTATAAGTACCCATCATTAACTTGGGTTGCAAATGGATATTTGTACTAAACACTGGCGGATTCAGTATTTTGCCATCATATCCTACCGGAAGATCTGATTTATTGTTGTAGATGTACTTGCCTTTACTATTCTGAGAAAATAATCCATCAATTGATTTAAAGTTGAAACCATCATAAGTTTCATAGAAAAGATATCCAGCAGACTTTCCTTTACTATTTGCAACAGACTTTTTTGCTAACCAAGTAATAGTCCAGAATGGTTTCTTAGTTACTCCAAGAAAGTTATATTTGTTTATAGTATCTTCAACATCTAGGGTCTTTGGAGTTTCTATAACATCAGTCATTATCTTTTTAACAGACTCTGATATTTTTCCGTTATACCTTCTTACAACACGGGTCAGTTCATTATCAAAGAATTCTTTTGATGAAGCATCAATAGTAAATATTTTACCCTTAGAATAGTCTTCAATTGTATTACGAAGTTGATTTAAGTATAGAGCATTATCATCGGCAAACTTTAACTTCGTTCCAAAGTTATCTTCAATAGAAAGATTTATCTTTTCACCACCACCAACTTTAAGTCCATCAATAAACTCAACCAGTGCATTATCATCACCGACAATATCACTTCCCGTATCAATAATTTGTGCGGTAACTTTTACACTATGTTCAAATATACTTTCATAATATCTCAGTTCAACAGTACCACTTTTTACATCACAACTTTGAGTATCCTTGTTTGAGAAAACTTCAAATACATTAATTTTAGATGATTCAGATGCCTTTGTAATTGCCATTTTATTATCCTACTAACGATGAAGCAAATATACTTGAAGTGTTACTACTATTTAAAGAACCTCCACCCCCGCCACTTGAAGCGACGATAGGATCATTAACAACGGTTGTTGTAGGCACAATTATTACATTGGTCTGACCATCACCATAGTCTGGTGTAGTAGTAAGACTTGCAATATCACCACTCTTGTTTGGTTTAGAAATATTTGCTTGTTTTTTAGATTTAGATATTCTATTTAAGAAGTCTATTGGGTTTACAGTTCCCTGGAAACCAAATGAACTGGTACTACCTTTTCTTATCTCATAATGGAAGACACCTGTTTGTGATGTTCCAGTTTGAATTGCATCTCCAGGTTGAACCATATCACCAAGTCTTACGTGGTTATAGTCACCCTCCGCAATTCTTTCAACTACATTAAGGTCTTTGTTGTAGATATCAACATAGTTACCATATCCACCTGGGTCAACGCCAATCTTAATAACCTTTCCTCCAATTCTTGAATAGAAAGTATCATTTGGACCAGCATCAAAGTCAACACCAGCGTGCTTTCTTGTTCCTCCATCTCTAGGAGCACCGTAATTTTGCCCTGGTATCGTATTAGTAGGAGGAAGTGCAGGAAGTCCTGATTGATCTATTACAGTTGGTCCACCTGGTGATGGGAATGAAAAAGGTTTTGGTTTTTCTTCTTCATCTGTACCGAAGATAGATTTCATAAACTTCTTTTGCTCTTCGGTAGCTTTCTTTTTGTTCATTATCTGGAGAACACTATCATAAAGAGACTTTCCTAAAATATCACCAAGAATACCACCTCCAATACCACCAAGTAAAGTACCTGCAAGTGGTATTACAGATCCAATAGCAGAACCTAAAGCAGCACCCGCAGCAGCACCAGCAGCACCAGCAGCAGCTCTAGTAGGAGAGTCCCCCGCAAGAACATTAAAAGCAAAATCAATAAGTGGACCTATAATAGGAACTTTACCAAGAAGTCTTGTGGCACCTCTACCAGCACGAATTGCTCCTACTGCAAGTCTTCTGCGACCTCTACGAATACTTCTATTAAGCACTTGTGCTGTTTCTGGAGCTCCAAGACCAGTTCTTCGTTTTATTGGAGGTGTTTGTTTTCCACCAACAAGTTCTTCTGGTTCAAGTGCACCAGCTCTTTGTGCTGCTCTATCACCAGCAGCACCTGTAAGCATCGGGTCAACTGGTCTCCCCGCCTCTTGCATTTTTCTAATATACTTTTCAAATGTAGTTGGTTCTGCAACTTTTGCTACTCTATCTGCTGGTCTAGGTAGACCTAAAGTTGGGATATTAAATACCCTATCAGCTTTACCTTGTTTTACTAAGATATCATATGCTGCTTTTCTTGTAAAATAATCTTGTCCATCAGCATCATTTGCAATTCTAATTAATTCTGAAGGTTGATATCCCAACTTCCTAAGAGTTGTTTTAATTCTAGCAATTTCAGAACTAAAAGTTTGCCCTAATACTTGCGTACTACTTAAAGTTTTTGGTTTTTTTACTTTAGGTTTAGGAGCATAAAGATCCCGAGTAACAAAAGCATTAGAAATTTGTCTATCAGTGAGTCCAAGTTGTTTACCAATTTTTCGTTTTACAGAATTAATTTCACTCTGCTGAGATGGTGTTAGTGTTCCAACTCCTGCTTTCCTGAGCGTATTTACTTCTTCAGATCCTACGATAATAGTTTTTGCAATTGCAGCAGATTTGCGTGAAGCAGTTGCATATGCTGGAATTTTTAATGCTTCTCTAGTTGATAACTCTTTTGCCCTAGGAAGGTTCATGCTACCTCTTAGCAGCATGTTTGACACTCTTGTTTTAAAAGCTGGCGTAGTATCTTTTACAGTCCTAAATGAATATCTACTGAAATATTTTTTACTACTCTCAATACCAGAAGCAAGACTACCACCACCACGAAGAGCTTCTTTTATAGCATTGGGAGTACCACCTTTAAGACCAAGTATAGCACCCGCTACAAGTAAAGTACCACTAATAACTTCAGTAAGGTTATCAGTAAAAGTATCAAATGTTTTTTGATACCCTTCTGGCAGTATATTATCGACCTTTTCTTTTAAAAAGTCAGCTGCTTTATATCCTCTATCAATAAATTCAGCAGTGTTTTTAACAATATTACCAACAGTATTTGTAAAAAACTGCAATACTGGAGTAATTTTTTTAGCGAGACTAGTTAACTTCGGAATGATAGGTATAATTCTATCTACCGCAAGACCAAGCACACTATACAGAACAAACCTTCTGATAGTGTCTAAGAATCCAGTTCTTGGCAGTCGAAGCGTTGGAAGTTTACCACCAAATTTAAAAGTTCTTGACTCTATCTCTTGTTCTTTTTTGCTTCTTCTTTCTCTTTCTTTTTCTACTCTTTGTTTTTGAGTTTTTCTTTTCTCAAGGTTTGTTTTTTCGCCAAAGAGTTTTTCTGCCAGAATAAACTTATTCTTAAGTGAAGTAGTTTGTTCCTTAAGATCTTGTTGCTGTGGAGTTTTAATATCATCATCAACTTTTGCATATGTTTTAGTTGTGATGTTAGATGCAGGTACTAAGAAATTAGTAGCAACAAGAGAAGAACTTCCCTTTGATGGTCCTGAAGGTAATAGTCTTTTAGGATCTACTTTTTTCATATCAGCTCATCCCCTCTATTCCGTAAACAGCAAAGTTAACAATTCTGCTATCACTTGTTTGCGCTGCACTAAAGGACGGTGTAGTTGCTGTAGGTGCCATCTGTGGAACTCCTCCACTATTATTTGTAATTTCAGGTAAAGTAGTCACATTCACTTTTGACCGTGCTGATGGCGGTTCAGGTGCAGTTTTTCTAATTTGACTTGGTGCCAACATACTATTACTGTATGTTACTTTTGGTGTTGATGAACTTACACTAGCACTTGCAAATGATCTTCCACCAGATGGTTTCATCATATGGGGATGATAAGTTCCTTTTGTCTTTGGAGTAACAGAAGCAACAGATCCACTCCTCGCAGGAGCAGACATAGACATTCTTGGTAATGAAGGTGCTCTAAAAGCACTCATCATAATATCTGGCGGCATCATACCACCAACAACTCCTCCACCTTGAGCAAGTTGAACTCCATTTGAAAACTTAGGAATGTTTGTTCCGCCTGCAATTCTATTCAGGTTCATAAAGAACTGAGGACCATAAGCATTTACTGCACGTTTAGACACAACAAATTCGCCAGGTTGTGCTGCAATAAGTTGAGTATCAGGTCCTGCTCCAGTTATTTTGACACCACTGGTTTGCCTAATAGGTCCACCAGACTGGAATGTTATATCATTAAGATTAGTTGTACTTTCTGGAGTGATAACATTCTTTATGTTGATTGGATTATTATTGGTGATATTTTTTATGATATTTGTAACGCCATCAACAATACCACCACCAAAATATGATGGAGTAAACCCTAAATCAGTTGACTCAGGTTGTGTTGTTGGTTTCTGTTCAGGGAAGTTATAAGGTTTCGGTTCTGGTGGTTTTTCAGGTTCTGGTGCAAGATTAGCAGCTGCTGCACCCGCACCAACAAGACCAAGAGCACCTGCTATAATTTTATTTGCTCTAATAAGACCAAGCATTTTTGGTCCAAAGAATTTTATTACACTAAAAATACCACGAACAAATCCACCAAGAGGTGTAAAGAAGAATAATAATCCTCCAGTCAATAATGGCCAGAAGTCTTTTAAGAATCTAAAAATAGAGTCAACTCTTTGTTTGTTTTTAGGATCTGAGAACCATTTGAATAAAGACTGGAATCCAATACCTAAAAATGCATTCAGTAGAAAGTCAAATATTCTACTCAGCACTCCTCTAACTGGAGAGAATACTTTACTTACAACATTTGAAACTTTTTTCTGTTCTTTTTCAAGAAGTTTTTCTCTATCTGTTCTTTTCTTTCTTATAGTTTGTCTTCTTTCTAACTCTGCTTGTCTTTTTTCTTCTTTATTATCTGCTCGTATTTCTGCAAGTATCTTATCTAAAGACTCACTGATATCCTTAAGATCATCACTTACTTTTTTGATACCTGGACTTTCTGGTATTACTGCATTACCAGTCAGGAAAAACTTATCTTTTGATACTTTTAATGGAGTCGTTCCAGTGACTGCATTAACAGATGCTTTCTTTTTATTGAGTTTAAATCTTCCTACTTTACTCTTTATTCTTCTAAATTCATCCTGCAAGAGCATTTGCTCATCTCTTGCAAGCGAACCACCACCCATACTAACTTGTACGAGTTTCTCTTTCAGTAAAGTTTTATAAGTTGCATAGTCAATATCAAAGACTTGACCTATTGCTAATATTCTTAGAATCCTTTCATCTATATACTCATCAACTAAGTCAGTTCCCCTGGTCCCTTTATATAACGCTAGAGCACCACCACGCTTTTTCTTTCCTTCAGATCTAATACCCTCCAACAACTCATCTAGTCCAGCGGGACCTTCATCACCCTCTGAACGTATGCTTGCTAGTAGATCGTCTAAATCGTCAGGACCCATTTTGTTGCTGCTTTAGTTTTTCTTCTTCTAAATGATTCTTCAACATAGCAACGTAAATATCACGCTCCCACGGCATCATATTTTCAATCTCTGTTAATGAATATTTATGGTACTGCATTAACGAAAAATTGAGAGTGTAGAAGTTCTCAAGGTCCATATGGACCAGGGCTATCCGAAAAAACTAGCAAGTCCTTCCAGTACAACGGTACTCTCTACACCAGTCGCTGGATTTTTCACAGTAATATCGTGAGACAGTTTAGGCATCGTCTCAAAGAACTTTTCAACCTGCTTGAACTGTTTAGAGTTCATTTGCTCCAAGAAGTCATTCATTTCTTTCTTGGTTACATCAGCAGTAGACCAAACTTCTTCTTCATTGTAAATCTTATCAACACAAGAAGAAATCAATTCAAATGACTGCTCCATTGAGTTCTCTTCACTGAAATCAAAGTTACTCTTGATGAACTGTTCCAGAGATGGATACTTCATCTCCATAATCAATGAGTTATCAAGTTGAATCTTATTGGTATGTTCTTTGCTCTTTTGAACTTTAATATCATCAATATTCAACATAATAGGGACTGTAGTTTGTTCGTCATCAGGACAGATAACGTTTACTTCAATCTCTTCTCCAACAGACTTACCACGAATGTTGAGGAACAAATATTCAATATCAAATGTAGGGAGAGTTTCAACCTTGATACCTCTGGTCTGAATGCAGTTTTTGATAACTGCTTTCATTGCAGTGGTGATCTCTTTTGAGTCTTCACTTTCTAGTGCTAAAACCAGAAGTTTCTCCTCTCTTACAAGAAATGGTCGGTATTGTACTTTCTTTCCAGTTGATGGCAAATTCAACTCATAAGTTGGTGTCGAAATCTTTGGTAATGGCATAATAACCTATAGAGTATTTCAGTGTGATTATTTATTATTCCCTAAAAGGATCAACTTGAAGTTGTACGACTCGTGGGTCAATAACATAACGAGAGTAAGTAAAGTTTACTGTGCATTTTAACAATTCAGATGCATCATATCTAACAGGCATTGTTACTATACTAATTGGAAATGCCTTCAAAAACTTATAAGTTAAAGCAACACCCGTGTCTTCATAGTCTCTTTCAAACTTCGTAATGTATAATTGATTAGTTTGATAGTCTTTTGGATATCTTACTCTATAAAAATATTCAGGTTGTTCAATATTAGGTGTGGTTGCAAACTGCTCTCCAACAATATAAGACATCCAGTTTTCAAAAAACTTAATTATGGTGTAGTCATAATCGACCATAAACGTAAAACTAGCACGTTCATCGTATTCTCTACGATACGCATGTCTCTCAGTAACTCCCGTAAAATCATTATTAATTGTATGAGTCATAAGAGATGAACCAGGAAGTGCAGCCTCAGAACAAGATAACTCAATAAGTTCTTGATTAGTTCTATAAGGCGTTCCTTTTTCTTCGGTCCATCTAATTACTGGATCTGGTGGTGCAAACTTGCACATATAGTTGGATGTAAGGGCAGGTCTTAACAACCTACTTTTAATATCACTCAGAGTTCTTTTTCGTTTGTCTGGACCACCAGAAGAATTAGTGGGTCTATCTGCCATCTATAAATACTATTTGATCCGATATATTATGTATAATGGCAGGAACGATAAAAAGTCGGTATAAACCCGAGTATCCAAGAAAATATAAAGGTGACCCGAATAATATCATATGTCGTAGTTCTTGGGAACGCAAATTCTGTCGTTGGTGTGACTTAAATGAGAATATTTTAGAGTGGGGCAGTGAAGAGTTTTGTATTCCATATCGTTCTCCTGTTGACAGAAGAGTTCATCGCTACTTTCCAGACTTCATTATCAAAGTAAGAGAGCAGACTGGTGAAATAAAACGTTATGTTATTGAAGTGAAACCAAAGAAACAAACGCGACCACCAGTTCAAACAAGTAAGAAAAGAACAAAAACATATATTAACGAAGTGAAGACATATGCTGTTAATGAAGCAAAGTGGAAAGCAGCAGATGAGTGGTGTAAGGATAGACTATTAGAGTTCAAAATTATTACAGAAGACCAACTAGGTATCAAGTAATGGCAGAAGGTTTCGGCAAGGACATACAAACTTCTTCTAGTAAAGTGTCTCAACTTAGAAAAGCACTTGCAGTTGAAGGTGCCGAAGATGCTGACCTTATAATGATGAATATTTTACAGATATTCAACGAAACCGACTTGATACCTGATGCTGGTAAGTTTTATACATTCGTCTATCAAGCAAAGACACCAAAGTTAGAGTATGATGAACATCCTTTGGTTGCAGTAACTGAAGTTTTTAGGTGGGGTTTCACAGGATATAACTATCACTGGCGTAGAATGAGACGATATACTTGGGCAGAAATTGTAGGTTCTCTACACGTTGTAAGAGAAAACGAAGTGCGATACTTAAGTTCTTTACCTTATGGAAAAAAGAGGATAAATAACTAAAAAAAGTATATCTGATGTCAGAACCACAAACTGGTTTGTCTAAAAGATTTGCCATAGAGATTGATACTGGCAAAACTACAACAAGAAGAGTTGGGCAAGGACGAGGGAGACCTGTAACTACTCCAATAGTTAAAAGGTTTCCTCCTGATAGACGTAGATCTTTAAGGACTAGAACTACCTACACTAAAGACGATAGCACTGGAAGACTTACTAACCCAAATGTAAAAGTCTATCAGGAAATTACCGAAGAACAGTGGAATCAATTACCAGATAATCTGAGAGATTCTGAAGTAGGAGTTGGTGCAAGAGGTGCGCGACCTGGAAGAACAGTATATTATGGACAAATTGCTGAAATTCCTTCAGGACAAAGAAATTACATACCTACTGATCAAGTAATTGATGTACTTTATGATAAAGAAGACGCAGATACTCTAAAAAATGAGGCTTCCAAATACAATAATGGAAGTGGAGGGCAGTTTACAACCATCTCAAGAGTAGCAAATGAATCTGTTCTTAAGAAAGAAGGTATTGATACAAATAAACCCGACTCCAAAAATCAACTTGGATTAGGCAAAGATGGACCAAAAGATATTGTAGATGAAGAAAAAGACAACTTAGTATCTGATCCTATACCATTTGATGTGCCGGGGTTCAAGGAGGGAACAAATCAAGGATTTGACAACTATAGATATCCAGATGAATTAAGAGTAGAACTACAAGATGTGATTAAGTTTACACAAGTTGTATACGGATCTCGTTCTTTTAGTAGAGAAAATGTTGGTGAAGTAGGTTCTATTGTAACTGGTTTTGGAGAAAGAGATTTAAAAACCACCAAAGGAACAGTAACTCTACCCATTCAAGATCGAATATCAGACACTAATCTTGTTAACTGGACTAATGATGAAATGAATCCATTGCAAGCATTTGCTTCTGCTAGATTGATGGGTATGACAAGAGAAAATTTAGCAGGAGATGTAGATGATTTACTAAAAACAGTACAAAATTTAGCAGTTGATAACAGAATTAGTGGACCTTTGGGAACAGCATTGAAAGCATTTTTTGTTCAAAAGGCAGTTGGTACTCAAAATCTTCTTTCAAGAGCAACTGGTTCTATTTTAAACCCTAATGTAGAACTTTTGTTTAGATCACCACAACTTAGACCTTTTAATTTCTCATTCTTCTTAACAGCAAGAGATGATAAAGATGCGAAACAGATAAAACGAATTATTAGGTTCTTTAAGCAAGGAATGTCAGTAAAAGATACTGCGACTGATATATTCTTAAGAGCACCCAATGTATTCAAAATTGAATATTTGCACGAAGGTGATCTTCATGATGGTTTAAATCTTATTAAAGAATGTGCTTTAACAAACTGCAGTGTTGAATATACACCAGCAAACACGTTTTCAACCTTTGAAGACGGTACAATGACTGCCTATAGGTTAAGTCTTCAATTTACAGAACTTACTCCTGTTACAGAAGCAGATTATGAAGGTCTCACAGAAAACGCTATAGGTTACTAAAATGCCAAACTACTTCAGACAAGTTCCAGATTTCGATTATGTCAACAGAAATGCTGGAGACAAATTAATATCAAGTTACTTACCAGTAAAAAATCTTTTCAAAAGAGGAAAACTCAGAGAAGATATCTTTGGTAGTTTAGCATTCTTCACTAAGTATCAAATTGTAGGTGACGAAAGACCCGATAACGTTGCGTTTACTTTTTATAATGACCCAACATTAGATTGGATTGTTCTGATATCAAACAATATTCTGAATATTCAAAACGAATGGCCGCTACCACAAGCAGTCTTTGATAAAATAATGCTTGAAAAGTATGGTTCTTATGATGAACTATACAATGGTATTCATCATTACGAAGCAAATGAAGTTAAGAATACTGGAGGAACAGTTTTAATTCCAGAAGGAACAAGACTTCCAAAAAACTGGAGAGAGAACGGCAACTTTGTTCAAATCAATAACTCAAAGATAAATCAGATATTCTCAGGTGATGCAAATGAACCATCCACAACTGTGAGTGTAACTTTAGAGACTGGTATCTTAGACTTGAAAGTTGGTTCTCAAGTTGTTATTAGTAATGTATCAGAAACTGAGTATAACGGTAGATTTATTGTAACAACTGCAAATATTCCTTTCAGTGATGGTATTGCACGTTCATTTACATATGAACTTTCAGAACCACCCAACATAGCACTTCCAACTATGAGCACCAGTAAACAGGAAGAGGTGTTATTCAGAAGTGATAGCAGCAGTGCAAACTCTTACTACTATGAGTTTTATGATGAAGGTATTGAATCCTATCAATTGGTTTCGTCTTCATCAATAGTAAGAGAAGTCACTAACTATGATTATGAATCTCAAATAGAGAATGATAAGAGAAATATCTTTATCTTAAAACCTGAGTATCTCAATATTGTTCTTGAAGATATGGAAGATATTATGCAATACAAAAAAGGTGGAACTCAGTATAAGAGTCCCACCATGAAGAAAGGAGATAATATTCGGTTATTTGAATAGCAAACTATAGTATGCTGATACGACTAAGAGGGTAAGACATACCCTCTCATATGTCCACCTCACTCTTCAGCAAGACGCTGGAAGTAACTCAGGGCATCATCTTCCTCCTCAGAAGAGTTAGAGGGGGTGATGTCCGATGAGTTGAAGTCAGAACCAGAACTAATGTTATTCAGTTCATCACGCATGGACTGCGGCATTTCTGGTGCCTTGCTCTTACGATAAGATGCTTCCAGTTCTTCCATCACGTTCTCCTCACGGGTAGGAGTGCGCTCGAAGTTAGAGTACTGGTCTTCCTGTTCACGAACTGCAGTAGCAGGAGACTTCTTACCAAGAACCATCTTCAGACGCTTGTCCAGGTCTTCATAAGACTTGAACTGGTCTGCAGCAGTCAGGGCAGCAAGAGAATACTCTTTCTTCCACAGTGCTTCCAGAGCATCATCATCAGAAAGCAGAGCACCAGGTGCAGCAAACTCAGATGCATCGTAGTTCCAGTATCCTGCAACCTTCTTCAGTTTCAGTTTGAAGTTAGCACCTTGCCAGAAGTCGAAGGGGTTGATTGCCTCTTCATCTTCAAACTCAGGTTGCATAGCAGCAAGGATCTTGTCAAAGATCTTCTTACCGAACTTATAGAGGAAGACATTACCCTCATTTTCAGGGTGTGCAGGGTCTTTCACAACATAGATGTTTGCGTAGTAAGACAGCTTACGCTTCTGCTTACGGACAGTTTCTTTGTCTGCATCAATACCACTGTTCCAGAGTTCACGGTTGTGCTCGGACACAGGGTCTTTCTGTCCAAGAGTGGTCAAGGAGTTCTCAATGTACCAACCACCAGGACCTTGGAAGGCGTGGGAGTACATCTTGACCCAGGGGAGTTCTTCGCCATCGGGAGCAGGCAGGAAACGGATGACGGCATAACCATTGCCAGTCTTGTCCATTTCAGGTTTCCAGAAACGCTCATCGACGCCTCCACCACCAGTATTATTCATCTTCTCAACTTGCTTGACCAGTTTGTCGGTCAAAGAACCCAGTTGAGACTGCTTCTTCATGTTTGCAAAAGACATTTGGATTACCTCGGTTTGTTTGGATTTGGCTTGTTTGGACTTCGTTATTCTACAGGTCTGTGCCTGTCTTGTCAATCTGTTTTCGCATCGCTTCTAAGAGAGTGCTCATGTTGTTGAACATGACGTTCATATCCATGTTAGATGGCATACCCATCATAACAGCAGAGTCACAGATCCTCTGCTTCATTTCCTTTGCTTCAGGGTCGTCAGACAAACTCATACGAGTGTAAAGAACCTTCTGCTTGTTCAGAAGTCTCTCCAACATGTTGACATGATGAACTTTTTCATCCTTACTCATTTGAGGAAACTTGAATACATTATTGTACACTTCCTCTTGAAGTTCGGATATTTCCGTCATTTCTGCACGAACAACTTCTGATTCAAAGAAACTCATTTTTCTCCTAGAACTACTTGTTTAAGAATTTTTTTGTAACGAAATACATCGGTATTTAGAAAGGGACTATACTTGCTCATTTTCATAGATGTCAACTCCCATACAGGGTCTTTGAGTTTTTTATCAAACTTTGACTTATATCCAAGAATACGGTCAAGTATAATCATCGTCTCCAAGGATATCTTGCCTTGAAGATGCATTTTTAGTACTTCAGGGTGTCGAGACCCATCAATACGAAATAAAGCGTCAAAGTCAGTATCACTGAAAAGTTCAACTTCCTCCTTAAAAAGATAAGAGAGTGACTGAATACGCTTCTGCCACTCTCTATAGTTTCCTTCGCCATTTCTGATAATTTCACCAATCCACAAAGTTTGTGGATCATTACAACTCACGAAGTTTGAAACAAAGAAGTGTTCGACCTCTTTTTCTGACTTTTGACGTGCAACTTTTTCAAACCAGAAACGGTCTTTTCTTTTGTAAAATGACTGTACACTTGCTCT